CAGCAGAGCAAATTGCTCAAGTCAAGATTGCGGAGATTGAGCTGCAAAAGCAAGCGCAAGAGCTTGGCCTAAACTTTGAAAAGCTGTCTGTAGAAGATCGCAAGTCTGCGCGTGACATGCAAGCAGCGACAAGATCAATCGTGCCGCCTGCGCTTGCTGCAATTGTCACTGTTGGCTTTTTTGGTATCCTTGGCATGATGCTGTTTGGCAAGGTCGATAGCGGCAACCCAGCGATTCTGATGATGCTGGGGTCACTTGGCACTGCTTGGACGGGCATCATTGCTTACTATTTCGGCTCATCTGCTGGCTCACAAGCTAAGACAGATTTGCTTTCTAAAGCCCCTGCAATCAAATGAAGGAGATGATATGAAGCTAGAAGGACTGTACGCAAACATTCACGCCAAGCGTGAGCGAATCAAAGCTGGCTCTGGCGAGACAATGAGAAAGCCTGGCACTGAGGGCGCACCTACCGCCAAAGCATTTAAAGAGTCTGCCAAGACTGCAAAGCCTGAGAAGAAGAAATGAGTGCGGCTTGGCAACGCAAGGAAGGTAAGAACCCTGAAGGCGGTTTAAACGCCAAGGGACGCGCCTCGGCAAAGGCAGAAGGCATGAACCTAAAGCCTCCGGTGAAAAGCGGCGATAACCCTCGCAGAGCATCCTTTTTAGCCCGTATGGGCGCAATGCCTGGCCCTATGGAAAAGAACGGAGAACCCACCCGTTTAGCTTTATCGCTAAAGGCATGGGGTGCTTCTTCCAAGGAAGATGCTAGACAAACAGCAAAGGCGATATCTGCAAGGAATAAGAAATGACTCCGCACTTTACGCTGGCAGAGCTGACGGCCACAAGCCACAGGCAGTTTGATAACACGCCAAACGAGGCTGAGACTGCCAATCTGCAAAAGCTGGCTGAGTTTTTAGAGCAAGTCAAAGAAGCGCTAGACGGCAAGCCAATCATGATTAACAGCGCTTTCCGGTCAAAGCAAGTCAACGACTCTGTAGGTAGCAAAGACACAAGCCAGCACCGGACGGGTTGCGCTGCTGATTTTAAAGTGCCAGGCATGACCCCAGACGCTGTGGTGAGGGCAATCATTGCGGCTGGCTTGCCCTACGACCAGATCATCCGTGAGTTTGACGCATGGACGCATATCAGCATCAGTGACAAGCCTCGCAGACAAGCGCTAATTATTGACAAGGCGGGGACTCGCCCTTTCGCATAAGTTTGCGGTAGGCAGCAATAGCGTCTTTCAGGTCGCACTGAAGCTGTTCAATCCGGTCATTCTGCTGGATCATCTTTTCGTTTGCTTGCTGCGCGAACTCCGCTAGACTTTCTTGCGACCACGTTCTGAAGTTTGACATGTTCTTCCGTTGTGAATTTGTGTCCATTGCCGCATTGTCGGCGGCGTAGTGTAAAGCCGTCTTTGGCTCTTGTGTCCTCAACAGTGCTCCACACTTTGCAAATTGGACAATTCAAGCGTTTTTCTCCTTTAGCTTGTCTTCAATGGCTTTAAAGTTGGCCCACGGGTCATCAGTGTGTTTTATCTGCAAATCATGAAACTCCTCATCCGTCAGCCCGACCCACGGGCGCTTGTAGACCTGTGTATCGTCATCTTCTTCTATGCGGTTCATGTGTTCTCCTGCGGTGGTGTGCATGTGTGAATGTAGTTCACATCCCCACCCCTGCGCTTGCCGCACCTCGGGCAGAAGTTGCGCTCCTGCATTGGCAGGGGTGCGGGTGGGTTGACCTTTGGCAAAACACGCCATCCTTGTTCGTGTAACCCAAGTAAACCCTCAACTGTTGGTTTGTAGCTTCCTGCAATACGCGCCCATCCGCGTATTGCATCCGTCTCGGACGCAACAACATTACCTGCGGGGTCAATCACATTCCAATACTCAGGCTCCTGCACTGGCTGTTCCAAGGCTTCACGGATGGCGGTGATGGCAGCTTGCTCACGCTCATGCGCGAATCCTGCAATGTTCCCTGTTCGCTTTAGCGTCACCAGCGCCAGCTTCAGTGCTTCGTCTTGTGTCATGCTTGTCCCCTTGCTCGGATGGCGGCGGCACATTCTTTTGCAGAGGCTTGAACTACGGCATTGTGTCTGTCAACATAAGTCCTCATTTCCTCACACACCTTCGCACACGCCTCACGCTCTGCTGCTGCGACAAGGGCGGCAAAGCGTTCAAAATTAAATACCCCGCATGATGTGCAATCATCATGTGGTTTAGCTTGCCCCCATCCAGCCTCCCGCGCCATGCGGATGATGTCTTCTTGTTTCATATCAGCAAGCTCCAAATGTAAAACCCCGTGAAGAAAAACAGGGCTGCTATCACCACCAGCGCCACCAGCACAAAGCCAACGACAACGCTGCCGATCACTTGCCAAGTTTCCGGCACTGGCTCAATGTCGGTAGGGACGGCAGGGTAAGGCTTAACCTTGCGAACAGGGCAGTCTAGTCCTTGGTGGCAAGGCCCATCACAGCAATTCATGCTTGCCTCGCTTTCAACATAGCGTCTGCCAGTGCGTATGCTTGCGCGGCCACCTCATCCGTTGTGCTGCCTGAAGATAGATTCTTGAAAACAACACCAGAGCTGATAAAAGATGCCGCAAAAAAGTCGCGCAGGGACATGCCCTGTTCTGTAATGTGGCTCACGCCAGCCGGTGCTGGAAACGCTGGCCCACCACTGTCATTAATTGGAGATAGTTCAATCATGCTGCCTCCGTATAGGCTTTAAGGCGCTTGATTCGGTTGCGGTTGTAGACCACCAGCGCCTGGGCGTATTCAACGCCAGTTTCAGCCCGTAGCAGGGCAAATTCTGCCTCTTTAAGCTCCAGCGCAACAGCTTGGGCAGGGGTCAGCACTTTAAAAACTTCCAGCAATTTAGGCAATTTCATAGCGTCCACTCTCTTTCTTGGCGATTGGAATTTGACTTCACTGTCTTGCCGGTCAAACGGATCAGGCCAAGTTTCTGCATTTCGTTCAAGCGCCTGGCAATCTGGTTAGGGTCAAGCCGTGAGTAAAACGAGATGCCATCTTTGCCCAGCGGCCCGATTGTGCTTAGTGCTTCCAAAATTTGAGCGTAGTGGGAGCTGACATCTGTGATGGATGCTGCCGCCTCATGTGATGTTGCTGGGTCACTATTACGCACCCGTGGAAATTCCGGTAATGGGAAAATCTTTTTGAAAACGTCTTTGTAGTCCATGATGTGCCTTAAAAAAAAGGGGACTTACGCGCTAGGCAACTGCGTGAAGCACAGCGCTGCCCCAAAAATATTAGAACGGAATATCGTCTTTCATGTCATCAAACCCGCTGTCAGTGCGAACAGGACGGGGTGGGGCAGAAAAAGCGGGTAACGCATCTGTCTTTTGCTCAAAGCATTGAAACCATCCGTCAAACGGGGTGGGAACGCTGTCCAGCTTAATTTTCATCTTGCCATTTTCAGCCCAAACAGTGCCGTGCGTAGTCCAGTAAGTCTTTTTTTGCCCTTGCACTTCGTATTCACGGGCAGCATATTTAATGTCGTATTTCATAATTTTTCAAGTTCCTTAATTTTGCTTTCCATCTCGCCAAGAAATTTAACCACTTCAGTTTCCAGCCCTGCCACATAGACAGGATCGTAGACCTCGCGCACAACAAACATTTGCAGTCGCTCTGGCAGTCGCGGGTCAAAGCTGACAAAATCACACCAGTGCCGTCCTGTGCAGGCCATCTGCCATTGGACTTGTGGCCGGTGCTTAGAAGGCATCTTTTTGCCCAGCAAGGTATCCAAGTGGGTGGCAGTGTTAGGACACTTAATCTCAATCAAGCCAGAGTCGCCCACCAAGCCATCAGGAGACGCACCAGACTGCTCAATTGACGGGTGGGTGACAAAGCCTTCAGCTTGCACCAAAACGCCTTGTGCGGCCTCATACGCAGATAGCGCCATTGGCTCAGTGTCTGTGCCGTGCTGCATTGCAGCATTGCTGTACGACTCGGCGGCAGCGCCTGTCAGCCTTTCGCAGATCAGCAGCGCCATGTAGTTGGCACGGCTGGCTGAGTAGCCTGACTGAGTTTTGCCAATGATGTCGCTGATGCGGCTGGCGGTCACCTTGCCCAGACGGGCGGCAAACCAAGCCTCGCTACGTTGTTCCATTAGACTGCTCCCAATTTCTTTTTCATGGCATCCTTGGCCTTGATGATTGTGTTCTGCCAGGCTTCATCACCCTTGCAGGCGGCGTAGCCTTCTTTAAAAGCCTTGATTAACGCTGGCTCATCAGCGGCTGCATTAATGGCGCTGAGATGGTCTGTCAGCCCGTCCACTGTCCTGATCTCGGTGCGGCGGCTACCGGCATTGCCATCATCATCCTCGGGTGCGATGCCGCAAGCTGCCATGAGGCTATAGCGCCTTGCGTATGTAAGTGCGCTGCCATAGCCCTGTGGGTCTTGCTTGCTTGCTGGCACATGGAGAATGCCGCACTCCAGCGTTTCGCCAGATTCGTGGACAAAGACTGTTTCCACCATCACCCCGTTGTCGCAGTC